AAGTTCAGATAGATTTGTCTCCAAGGAGGGTTATCATTCTGATCATATGTCGGCATGCCTTTCCAGTGCTTCTTCCAAATCTGATCACGAGTCAGCAGAGAGTCGTCTGGTTCAGCAATCAAATTTTCTTGCACACCACCATCAATGAATTTGGTAACATCGATGTAATCTTCGGCTTGAAAGTCTAGGCAACTTTCATATTCAGTTGTTTCTTCAACTTTTTTATCTGTCATTTGTTTCTCCGAACGTGTTTCTTGATTACCTTAGCTTGGCGCTTTCTTGCCATTTGTAGTGCTACAGGTTTAACATGCTGAGTATACACTACACCGTTCATATGGTCAAGCTCATGCTGGTAAACTTGTGCTGTCAGACCTTCAAAATGTGTAGTAACTAAGTTTGCTTTTTCATCATAGTACTCAACATCAATACTACCATATCTAGGAACGTTTAAATTCAAGCCAGGAAATGATAGGCAACCTTCAGGTTTACGAATCTCTTCACCTTGCGTGGCAACAATCTTTGGATTGAAACACACGATACCATCACCAATCACGAACACCCTAAAGCCGATGCCGACTTGATTCGCAGACAAACCAAGACCACTATATGCGGCTTGTGTCTTTTGCAGTTGGCGAATAAATTTTTGTATGCCTGGTTGCATGATTTGAGTGATATCAAAATCAGGCATGACCTGTGATAGCTTAGGATGTCCCTCAGCTAGTATGGGCAAAATTGAAACAACCTCTTCAACAACTTTTGTTGGTGAATTGGTATTAATTGTTATAACGTCATTGTCATTCATCGTGTCCATCCTTCAGCGCATCCTTCGGCTTTTTCATATTTCATAAAATACTCAGCATGATTATAGTCAGTATCTGCATCATAATAAAGTACCATATACTTATGTTTTCCATTGACTAAAAAAATCTGAGCAGACTTTGCTCCATTGCTATACTCACTAAGAGATTTCAGCACGGTGTAATCTCCTTCCATACTCACCTCGCAATCCTCGAAAAATTATTGACCTTCTCAAACCTTATAAGATTTCTAAACTTATCTTGTAAAATATCACCCTTGTGGCTGATAACAAACAGATTGACATCCTCTAGCATCTGTAGAATCGTCATCAGATAATCTGTTCCGTTTGTATCTAGTGATGAATCAAACACTTCATCCAGAATCAGTAAGTTGGTGTTTGTTGAGTTCTTCAACTTAGCAACCGCTCTCCATGTCAACATAAGTGCCATGTCAATTCGTTGTTTCTCACCTTCACTGAAGGATGCGTAACTAAATTCATCACGGTGCCTAGACTTGATTGTTTCTTTGAATGACTCATCCAAATTGAAGTTGACAAAGAAGTCTAGTGAAGCCAGATACTTATTCACCAATTTGTTGATGATTGGTAGATATTGTTTGATGATCTTAGTCTTGATACCAGTGTCTTTCAACAGAACGGATGCGGCATCAAGATATGTTTTTTCTTCAATCAATGCTTGCTTTTCATCAGTCAATGCAGACAGCTTATTACGCAAGTCATTCAGTTTCAAGTTCTCTGCATCCAAATCATCCTTTGTTGAGGAGAGTGATGCAATCTCTTTTTGAAGTCGATTGATGTATTTGTTTGTCTCAATGATTGTCGCATTGTTTGATGCGAGGCTTACTTGGCGAACACGAACCTCGTTAGACACACGAATGATTTCATTCAGTCTGTTTTGTTGCTCGGATATCTCAGTCGCAATTTTCTCAAGACCATCAGACATTTGCTTTGATGCACCAGATAGTGTGGATATTTGTTGCTCTTTGAAGTCTTGCTGAATCTCTTGTCTGCAAGTTGGGCAACTATCACTATCATGGAAGAACTTCAAGTCTTTCTTATGCTTACTCAGATTGGTTTCAATCTTTGTTTCAAACTGGTGCAGCTTTTTTATCTTACCTTCAATAACATCACGGTCAACAATTCCAGCTTGCAAGTGTTGAACCTCAGCATTCAGAGTTTCAATGACAGATTGTACTGTCTCCATCTGCAAAAGAACTACACCAATTTCACGATTCTTTTCACTAATCATGTCATCATTGTTCTGTTTCAACTTTGAAATATGACTGTTCTGCATGTCATATTTTGAAGTTGTCAGTTCAATGTTGTGCTTGTTGGAAGAAATAGAATCTTTGTTTGTGCTGATTTTGTCTTTCAGCACAGTGTTCATTGTGGAGAAGATTTGGATGTCCAGCAAGTCTTCAATGATTGCTCTACGATCAGCAGCAGACAACTGCATAAACGGCACAAAGGATGCTGATCCAAGAATGACAATCTGCGTGAACGACTTGTAATTCAGTTTCAGAATCTGTTTCTCAAGTGTTTCCTGATAGTCTCTTGATGCTGCATCCTGATTCATCAGTTCGCCATTGACGAAAATCTGAAAGACTGTTGGCTTTATTCCACGTACAATCTTGTATTGCTTTGTGCCAATGGTGAATTCACACTCAACAACACAGTCTTTCATATTGATGGAGTTCACCAACTGTGGCTTATTGATGTTGCGGAATGCTTTACCAAACAACACATAGCACAATGCGTCCAGCATAGTGGATTTGCCAGCACCATTAGTGCCGACAACCAGTGTGTTTGGAGAATTGTCTAACTTGATTTCTGTCCAGTAATTGCCAGTTGACAGGAAGTTTTTAAATCTAATTGTTCTAAAGAAAATCATTCAATAATTTCAACGTTTAGTGACTCAACGTAGAGTTCACGCATAAGACCTTTTAGCTTTGTTGAGTCAACGTTTGTTGCTAATCCATCAATGTACTTTGATAGAATCGTCATAGTATCCTCAGCTTGATCAACCAAGTCGCCATCGTCAATGATTGTATCTGTGAAATCTTCAACGACAGCCACGTCTGCGACACCACCTTTATGAAGGTTGTCAATCACTGTATCAAACATGTATGCATTCTGTTTGTTAGCAACGATAACCTTCACGAAAGTGTTTGCGTATTGATCAAAATCATATGCGTTCCAAAAAGCAAAATCTTGCTGAGTGTCATCGTATATGATCTTGTGAAACATTTTATATGGATTCGCAACAAATGTCAAGTCTCTTGTGTTGGTATCAAAGATGTGGAATCCTCGTTGATCACCGTAATCAATCCAGGTGATCTCGTATTGATTTCCAAGGTAGGTAATGGTTCCATCTGTAGATTTATGATGGAAATGACCAGATAGTACCATATCAAAACGATTAAAAGTCTTGCGATCCAAGCCTTCATGTGCAATGTTTCCTTTATCCATTTCAAAGCCAGCAATTTCAAAATGACCCATGACGATTTCAGCTTTAGTATCTCGCAGAGACTCCATTGAATGATCATAGTTGCTAGAGTTAATCCATGGCACCAACAAGACGTTTAGACCATCATAGGTCATGTCTTTAGCTGTTGTGAATACGTTGATGTTTGTATAGCGATCAAACAACTCATGCATCGCATTGATTTCATTTGTGTTCTTGTATGTCACATCATGGTTGCCCACGATCACGTCCATGGTGATGCCGTCACGCTCCAGAACGTCAAAGAATCTTTTGCGCCACTGATTCAGGATAACATAGTTGATGAACTTGCGGCGATCAACAACATCACCTAGATGAATGATGTGTGTAATGCCATGTTGCTTCAGGTATGGAAAGAATGTGTTCTCCCAGAACTTGAAGAAGAATTCGTTGAACAGGAGACTGTCGCCTCTGGCTCCTGCATGAGTATCATTTATCAGTGCAATTTTCATGGGCGAACTTTACTCGCAACACGATTGCGCAACTCAGTCGTTGAAAAACTGTGCCTGCGTTGATTGTAGTAAATTTTGATATTGCGCTGTTCACAGATGCTCTTGCCTGTGAAATTCTTGTCAGCATACTCTTCACCAATGATGCGGATGCTGATCGGCAAGAACATCAACAAGTCTTCCAAATCTTTCTCTGTTTGGTACACGATGATTTCATCAACGTATTTGACTGCACTCAGTTGAACAAATCTCTCAACGACAGATTGCACAGGTGAATTCTTGGTATCTGGGCGGTCGATGGATGGATCCAGTTGCAAACCTACGATGAGGTAATCACACACAGACTTAGCTTCGGCCAGCATAAGGATGTGACCGGAATGTAGTAGATCAAAGGTGGAACAGGTGAATCCGACTGGCTTTCCAGTCATGTCGTCAGGTAAAGATAGCATATTGAACTCCATGAATTATAATTCGTCAGGCAATGGGTCTTCTAGTATATCAGGTTCCATGAACTTTTCAAGACCTTTTGCTTTGGTTTTCTTCTTTTCCTTCTTCTTTTCCTCAAAAGTCTCAATGAATTCCGAAATGTTATCATACAACACGAACTGTTTCATGTTACCTTCCGAGTCTTCATACATCTCACCAGAGTCTAGGATACCAAACTGTTGAGTCGCTTTGTACTTCACATACAATTGCTTCTTTTCTTTTTGGATTCTGCGTAGGAACGCGAAGTAAATTACCTGTGTGAAGTATGCGAATGGATTGGAAGACTTTGTTGGGTCAAAGTTTCTGAAATACATGATGCAGTTTTCGATACCATCACAAATCATTTCCTCTCGGAAAGAGTATGATATGAAGTTTGGCTTCCTGGATAGATGATTCGCAATCTTTAAAAAGCACTCACCGATATAGTTTGGAATAATCGGGTCTTCTTTACCTGCTTCTTTGGCTGCATCACATGCGGCTCTGTAACTGATCAGTGCGGCTAGAAAGTCCGCATTGTTTACGTAGTGTTTCACTTTTGTCATTATGTTTACCTAAAACATCACTTGACATGCCATGGAGACTTGTCATATAATGGGGGTGTTGGGTGTTTAGAATTAATGTATTGTTTGTTTATTAGTACTTGGTTCTTGAGGTAGTTCATCTGTATCATCTTCTAGATCAAGTTCTTCACCAGAATCAAATTCATCAAGTAATGAATTGTCAATCTGATCATTGAAGTTCGCAACGACTTCATTAGCTTCAACGACTGCATTGTTATAGTATTCAATCAATGCTGATCTAGGCTCAACAATAGTAAGTACCTCACTCATAGAAATACATGCAGAGTTTGTTTGAATGAGTTCGATAGGTAACCATGGAGACATTAACAACATTGATTTACCAGCAGACATTCTCTTATAGAAGAGTGTCATTGGATCATACATCTCTATTATGCCATTGCTATTCAGATGGTATGATGCGATGATATCTTCACCGTCTTTGAGCCTAATAATTTTAACATTATCCATTTTTTATATCTATCTTGTAAAATTTGTAAGAGAATTTCTCCTCTTCATATATTTTAACACGTTCCACGAAATGTTTCAATGTAAAATTGGTATGTTTACCTATTCTAAAATCATCAGCAATATCATATAATGTCGCAGAGTCTTTGTTATCACCTTTACGCAAGACGCGACCTAGAGATTGTAGATTACGAATCCGAGACTTTGATGGTGATGCAAAGATCGCATTGTGTAGATTCTTTATATTTATGCCTGTAGAAAAAGTGCCATATGAGGCGATGATGATAGCATCATTTTCTTTCTCTGTGATATGACGAATCTGTTCACGAGTTTCAACATCTGTACTACCATGCACAAAGAATACCTTACGATCTTTTTTCTCAGCGTCAATCAGTCGCATCAATTCTTTGCCATGCTTTTCAACTAGCTGAAACAAAATCAGTGAGTTGCCTTTCAGAGACAACGCTAGATTTTTGATGAATGCATTTCGCTGTGGATTCTTTACCAAGTAATCTATCTCAGCTTGGTAGTCCCAATCACGACTCAGTTTGCATACGGCATCTGAGTATTTCAGGGTCAGGCATTTGATTTTCAATGATGATACTTGGTCATTGTCCATCAATTCTTTTGTTGTAATGACTTTCAGCACAGGACCAAATAGTCCTTCTAAGACTAACTTGTGTGTCTGTGTGCCATCCAAAGTGCCAGTACAACCGATGCGATACTCTGTGTTCTCCAGATTTGACATGATTGTTGTCAGTGACTTTGCTTTGAAGTCGTGCGCTTCATCACCTAGAACAAAATCAAACTGTTCAAAGTACTCTTTAGGTAAATTGTATATTGATTGCCATGTGGTGATAGTCAAAAACTTATCTGTGCTTTTGTCTTTGCCTGCGTACTGTCTGTGGCAGTATTGATCTGAGTCATAACCATAGGATTTGAAATCAGAAAACATCTGTTCAGCAAGAGAAGTTCTAGGAACAATTAGCAGACCCTTCTTGCAATTTTGCTGAATGTGGCGTATAATCAGATACAGAATGAAAGACTTACCACTTGATGTTGGAGATAGTAAAAGTGCTCTCTTATTACGTATTGCATGAACAAACGCATCAATCTGATAATCACGCTGTTCTAGGTGCTTTGGGATGCCTAGAGTTTCGATGAAGTCTTTTGCCTCTTTGATTGAGAAGTTCTCTAATCCATCTATAGACTTATCGTACACGACGGTGTACTCTCTATCATCACAGAATTTTTGAATGTATGGAATCAATCCATAGTAAATCTTGTTACTACGGACATCCATGAGTCTGATCTTGCCGTCCCAGAGTTTGTTCTTGAATGCTGGAACAAACTGATATCCTGGAACCAAAAAAGTAAAGTGATCTGATAGCTCTTGCGCTAGGCTTCGCTCACACTTTATATGCACATACGCACCATTCACTTTACTAATAATTAGATCACTCATTATACACCCTGTATGAATCGCTCCCAGTCAATTAAAGATTTTAGCTGGAACGTTCTACTATGTAGTTCTTTTAAAACAGACTCACAGTAACTAATGATCTGTTCATTCATACGTCTAGCAGCAAGATACTTGTTCATATCTTCGTCTGCATCCATGTAAGTTGCAATATCAGATTTTAATACGAATGGAAATGGTTCCCATCCATGTTTCTTCAAGTCTTCATTACTCATCTTACCAGTATAGTATTCCCACTTGATTTTCTTCATGCGGTTGTACTTGAACTCCAAGTCCTGAAGTTGGTACTTGTGGTGTGATAAGATGTTTAGGTATTTTGCGTGGAGCTTAGGTATGTCTAACATTGCTTTGCCAGGCTCAGTCCTGTCAACGTTAGCATCTTTTATCCACTCATTCATAATTTCATCAAGTTTGCTCATAATAATCTCCTAAGTGGAGTTTACACTAATTAGGTCAGTTTTTCAATGTTATAATAGGTAAATCTGATTGAAGCATCAGCAGTCAATACATTGTCTGGTGTGTCTTGTGTGGACAGCACAAAGGATGATAGTGACGTTGGGAATGCATCAAAGAAATTGAATCTGACAAGAGGTGTAAACGATGATGAATACACAGTCAATGTTGCATCCGAAAACTGTGGCTGTATTTTGTTTGCGTACTTACTTTGCTTGGATAAATTTTTATAATCCTCAAAGTTTTCTGGGAAAGTCATGCCTCTGATCCAATTATGAATCTCTAGCCAAGAGGACATCTTTTCATCTATAGCAAAAGTCACGTTCATGATATCGTATATTGCTTTTTCACCAGGTGAATACATCTCCACAAATGGTGTTGCAATTGGAATCTCACCCAATGAAATGCCAGGAACTGATACCGATTGACAAAAGAACTGTACGTTAGGAACCCTACTGAACGTCAAGTGAAACTTGTTCGGATGTAGAAAATTCTGATTGTCCGGTGTGTTTGATAGTGCTATACTTGTCATGATACTATTTATACAAATAAAAAGAGGGAACCGAAGTTCCCTCTGGAGGTGTCTATCTTAACGTAGACTTGTTTTCTTACATAATGCTTACATTATATTCGTGATCTTAAATGCGCGATAGTAGTTGTTCTTACCAGCGTTCAATGCACCTGCGCCTTGCGCTGTACCTTCAGCGAATGGGTTAGCAACTAGACCGTAACGAGTCTTGAAGCCAATTTTTGGCTGGAAGGTGTTAGTGTCAACTGCGCGAACCATTTGCAAAGGAACGTATGGGCAGTAGAACATACCTGCGTCATATGCGTTAGAACCCTTGTAACCAACAACTGCGAACTCAGATGTGGATGCTGTTGGGAAGTATGGATCGATATAGACCTTGATACGACCGAACAATGTACCAGCAAATGTGTTGCCTGTGTCGTCAACTTGCAAGCTAACTTGGCTAGCCAAAGCGGATTGATAATCCAATAGACCTGCCATTGCGAATGCGGAAGCCACATCAGAAGAGCAGATTAGGGTGTTACCCTTACCACGGCGTGTCAACTTAGCGATTTGGTTAGCTTCGCGTTCGATTTGGAATGCCAAACCTTTTACTTTTTCAACCATCCAACGACCGTTAGAGTCAGTATCCAAGTCAAAAGTACCAGCTGTTGTTGTACCAACCAATGCGCCTGGCTTAGCAACTGTGTAAACAGTACGCAGAACTTCACGGTTGATTTCAGCAAGAATTTCGCTAGAAAGAATGTTGCTCAATTCAGTTTCAGCGTCAAGACCATGAACTGCTTTCAAGTCTTGTGCCAATTCCATTGAGTACTCAGCCTTCAATGCGCGAGTCTTAGCAGTAACGGTAACTTTCTCGATAGAGAAGCCCATTTCAACTGGTGTCAGACCTTCAGCAGTAGCTGTAGGCATTGCAGTTGCTGTGTTAGCGTTGAAAATCTGGAATGGACCGTCAGAAGTTGTGGACTTCATAGACAATGTTTGGTGTGCGCCTTCACCGGAGAAGCTAGTGTTAGCTTCGTTGTAGAAAGCCTCAGTGCCAGTCGATGGAACACGATCAGTACCATACATAGAACGCATTGCGAAAATCATGCCGGTAGGTCCAGTCATTGGCTGAACACCGCAGATATCGTAAGCGATCAAGTTAGGTAGCGAACGGCGAACCAAGCTGATCAAGATTGGATCGAAACCTGCTACTGGACCAGTAGTAGTTGCACCACCACCAAAACCACCTGTACCGGCAGAGTTAGTTGGAGCTGTTTCGTTTAGCATACCAGCGTCTTTTTGCATCGCTTGGATTTGGTTCTCAAGAACCACCGCAGTAACGGCGCGCTTGTATGGATCGGTGATCTTTGGAAGATCAGCGTGTTCTAGGACCGGAGCCCATTTTTGTTGTAGTTGTTCGGAAAGAAACATCTAATATCTCCTTGTTATATAATTAGATTCGGGTTGTTTTTGAAATTGACTGAACGATAGAATTCATGAATGCATCAGAAACTACTTTCTTTTCTGCAACATCTTCTACTTGTTCGTGAAGTGCGGTGGCATCAGCCTTCTTTACACCGGAAGGGAAATAGTTTTCACGGATAGTATCAAGTTTAGCTCTGTACTCTTCCTCTGTGGAATAGTCTACACTCTCTGCAAGTGCTTTGATCTTCTCAACTTGTGTCGCGGTCAAACCTTCACATACTTCGCGGGTCACTTCAGCTTTGTGAGCATCAAAGAGTGCATTACGGTACTCAATAGAACGCTCAACTTCTTCGTCCAACTTGCCGCTTAGTTCTTCAACTTTAGCTGCTAGTTCGTCAACGAGATCAACTTTTTCAGCAGGAACATCAATGTAGTGTTCTGCAAATAGATTCTTCAAACCATTGATAAAGTCTTCGGCCAATTCGGAGCGAATACCATTGTCAATAGCGATTTGATTTTCTTCCATCCATTGCTCAACAACATATGAAAGGTAATCGTTTACTTTGTCTGTTAGTTCTTCTTTGACAGATTCAACAGCTTCTTCCAACATGGAAGCATAGTGTGTTTCGATCTGTTCTTCAATCTGAGCAACGCGGTCTAGGACGCGAGCTTCAAAGATTGTGGAAACTTTTGTTCTGAATTCTTCGGAGATGGTCGAGTCGTCAGCAAAGATTGCATTGATATCTTCCGATACAAAGCTGGTTTGCTCTTCTTCAACTTCTTCTTTCTTCAAAGAATCTACAACTTTACTGGATGCATCTGATCCTTTAGTTGTTGGTGCAGTTGCACTCTTAGATGTGAAACTCATCTTGTGTGAGTTGTCATCTGGTTTAGCGTTTTCTGGTGTTGGACCGCCGGCGTCAGTAGTCTCGCCTTCCAGCTTTTGTGGAGGCATTGCATTCTTTCCCTTGCCTGAAGCAAGGATTTCAGCAGCAGCCTCAAAAAGTTTATTAGTAGCCATTTAGGAATCTCCTTTGTTTGTTTATTTATATAATTTACAGTTTCGTTAGAAAATTTTCAAAGAGGCGAGCAGCCACTTTTTCAATGTCTTTTCTTGAGGCATTTCGAATTGCTTGTTTCGTTCTATCGATATCCATTTCAACGAAACGTCCTTCGACAAACAACCACTCTTTGTTTTCCATAATACCATCGACGAATGCGCCAGGTGCAGATGGATCAGCAACAACATCAGCAGCAGTAGCTAGCCTGAAGTCATCGGAAACAATATTGATACCGTCACGTCCTTGAACAAGTGAACCCATACCCCTTGAAGATACACCTAGACTTACGCCACAATCAATAAAGTTCTTCACTATATTGCCATATGGTGTATCTAAAACTCTAGCTTTGCCGATAAATCTATTCTGATCATCTTCTGTAAGTGATTCGATCTTGATACACACGCGCTCAAGGTTGATTGATGGTGTATCAGGATGTCCAAGTTCACCCAATGCGCGGTTTGTTGTGATGTACTCTTGTGTGTAACGTCCAACTTCTTCACGCAATGTGCCGATCTTATACATTCTGCGATTACGGTTAGCTTGTTCACCAACCAGAAATACGCCTTGAATGTATAGATTCTTTTTGCCGTCTTCAGTACTTTCTGTTAAGTACTTTATGTCTTCAATTGTTTCTGTAATTAGTTTCATAGGTCTCTGCTATATGTTGCTGTTTTGCTCATGACCAAAAGTAGTGTGCCGACTGTGCCATCGTTTGTCACAAAAACGTTTGATGTTGCACCGTTAGCAATTGCTCCAATACCCATATCTTCTAAGTTGATCGTGTGGTTCTTATTCAACTCCAGAACAAGTGTTCCTGTTGCATCATTACCACGATAAACTTTCCATGTGCCATCACTGCTTGATGAAACGTGTGCGATTGCTGCTGCTGATACGGTTTCAAGCTGTGTGTTAGATGACAATTGTGCCAACGTAACCAACGTGTTTGTATTTCCCGTTACACGGATCGTAGACTTCGATCTTAGTGTGTTAGTAATTTCTTGTGGCATTTATCGTATTCCCATTGATTTGCGGCGGCGCATTGACATTTTTCTTTTCAGCAATGTTCTATTCATTCTAGCGCGACCTTTTGTTTTCCAGTATCTCTTTAGCTTTCTAGCTTTTTGAATTCTTGCTGTTGCTGGTATTCTCTTAACAGTGTTGCCTGATATTCTAAAGCCTTTGATTGCAGAACGTCTAACGTTTCGTTGTACAACGATTCTTCCTTTAGCGTTTCTACGAATTCTTCTGCGAATCTTTTGGATTCTGCCCTGCTTTACAATATTAGCTTCCAATAAATCTTCAGCAACATCATATATATCTACCGCAATTGCCCGCTTTTCTTCCTCAAGCCTTTTTGCAACAACAGAGTTCATGTGAGCAAAGATAACATCTCTTGCTTCACTAAGTTTATTCTGTGATATGAGTTCTATGAAGTTCATTGTACTTTACTAAGTGCAAATTCTTTAGCTTGCTCAAATGTTTCTGGTGATGTATGAATCAAATCCACAAACTTTTGTTGATTCTCTTCCGTTAAACTATGATACACTGATTGAAATGCTTCTAGCGTTTGTTCATCAAGCTCAACAATATCACCAGTATCAAGTTCGATTTGCTCAGATTGAATCGGACCGGCATCATCTTGTGTGAATGGAATCGCAAAATCTTTACCTAATCTTTCGTTATGGTAAACAGCAACTTTCATGCCACCAGGAATCAATCTGATTGCTTTCCTTTTCAATATCAGGATGAAAGGAGGTTCTTTTGCCAAACTTTCGTCCAGCACAATCTCTTCTTTGACTTCTTTATCAAATTCAATACGATGTGCTCGGACTTTTTTACCTGAAGCTGACAGTTTGAAATCACTGGTGTCAACAACAGATTCCTTTACAGACTTACGTACTTGACGATGAATTTGTGGATTGTTTGTGATTAGATCAACCATCTTAACAAAAATATTTTGTATGATTGATCTATCAGCTTGGGTAAAAGTTGGTCGATCTTCTTCCATCTTTGCAAGAATCTGGTGCATACGTTGAATCTGTGCTTTGTTGCCTAGACCGGCACGAACCAAAGCATCGAACTTTGAAAAGTCCTGCTTTTCTTCCTCAACTACACTCTTGAATTCTTGCAACGACTTCATTATTCGCCTTGTGTTTCTTCAGCTTCAATTTGTTCTTCAGCTTCAGGTTGATCTTCGGTTCTGCCGTTAAACAATGTTGAAGCAACGTCTTGCTTTTTAGCTTCTAGTGCATCAAATGCTTTTGCAGATAGTAACTCTTCTAGAGCACTCTTAGCTTCTGAATTTTGACCTGCACCTAACATGTCAATTACTTGTCTTGCATCCATAATTATCTCCTTATTTTCTATTTAGCACTCTACTGAATCTTGATACTACCGCATCATGTTCTGGTGTATCTGACTCGTTTGAACCACGATCTGATATATTGTCTTCGGGTGGAAAGTCTGCTGGATCCACTTGCTCTTGTTCCTGATCTTGTCCTTGATCAGGTGGAAGTGGTCTTCCATCTGGTCCAAGTGGAGTTGGCTCAGGCTCTTTAGAGATTTGTTTATCCATCATTTTGATATCATCGTCAGTCAACTGCAAGATATTTTTCTTTACCCACTCTTGTGAGAAATATCTTCCTACATATGGATCAACCATACCCAACATTTGCAATCTATTTTGCCACAATTCAGCATCACGCAACTCAGTAAAGTTGTTGTCTTTCTTGTAGTCATAATAAATCTTATCCCTAAACTCGTCCCACTCTTCTGAAGTACAGATTCCTTTTAGAACCAACTGTGTCTTCAGTGCGTGATCGAAAATTTGTGAGAACTTGTTACGAATCTTTGTGATGAACTTGTTGAATTTTAATTCATCTCTGGTGACTTCAGTTGATCTACCAAGACCAACCATACCACCGCTTTGTTGCTCCATACGTGAGTATGGTACGTTCATCGACTGTAGTAGTTTCTTTTGGAAATACTGTACGTCTTCCATCTGACCTAAGTTTTGACCAGCAGGAAGTGTTGTGATTTCTGTACCTTTACCGCCTTCGCGTCTAGGCAACCAGAAGTCTTCAAGCATAGACATGTGCTTACGATCATCGCGCAACTCACCTGTGTTTGCGTCATAGACCATTTTGTTCTTATACTTGACCATCACATCGCGCAGATACTGTTCAGCTTTACCTTTTGGCAAATTACCAACGTCAATGTAGAAAATTCTACGTTCTGGTGCACGACTAATTCTGTAGATAACCACAGCATCTTCAATCATGCGCAACTGGTTCAGTGGCTTGATTGCTTTGTGTAGGTGCGAAATAACAAATGTGTTCTTTGCATCCATCATGCCTGAGTTGACGTTGATGATGGATTCTGGTGCAATTCTCAGTCCAGCATTAGCTGCTGCTGTGAATGCTTGTGTGGTTGTACCACGATCATTGTAAAGATAGTATTCAGCAACAGACTTGATAATGTCTGCGCCAGTTTTCAGATCGCGCCCCTTCTGGACTTCACGAACTTTTCTAATTTTTCGTGGATCAACGTATCTCAGTTCCTGAATACCCTCTTTGGGGTTTTGTTCATTGACGATGACATGATAGTAAATTCTACCATCGATGTACCATCTGCGGAAAATATCGTCAGCAAGATTGGAAAAGTTCAACATCTTAACGATTGTTTCAAACTCTTCTGTGATTTTCTTCTTAATGGACTCTGGTTGTTTCAAATCATCTAGTATGATATCTACAACTCTACCATCTTTATCGTGTGTAATGGCTTCATCAACAATCTCAGTGATTGCTTGGTCACACTCAGGATGATTGGACATTTCACGATATCTTGTGATCAACTCTAGTTCATTACGAACTGAGCCTTCCAAGTCTACGTATGTGCCGTAGTGTGCGTTTTGTGTTATCGTTACTGCGCCATCATCCAACGCTTCTGTTGGAAGCGCAAACGAGGACTGCTTAGGGTCCTCTTTTTTGATGATATCTTTATCACCTAGCGTGAAACCGAATAATTTTATTGCCATCCGTACTTTCTTTCCATTATGAAAAGGAGGGGAGAATTTCTCCCCGTCCTATTAAGCCACCAAATCTTCGGCGGATTCCCACCATTGATACGACAAGTTTACAGTAAACTCTTCAATTGTGTCGTTGGAACCCCAATCAACATCAATTGGTGCAACATCAGTTGGGAATAGACCAATGAATTTGTATTTCTTCAGGATGTCACCAGTTTTACCATACTGTCTAACTTCACCATCAACGGTGTAGCTAGATGGTGTAGTAGCTGCTGGATTACGCAAGTTCAATGAGTGGCTGTTCATGCCATTCATCCAACGTTCGAACGCATTACGAATGATGAAATCTTCATCGTTAATAACGGTAATTGTCCAGTCTGCGAAAGTTCTGTTTCCTGCAAATTTAAGCTCACGTCCAAAGTACTGTACAGGTACTGTGTTCACTGTGGAACCTGGTAGCTGTGCGGTTTTGCACATGAAGCTCAATTTTGTCAGTGCTGTTCCTGGCAAAGCAAAAGCTGGAAATGGTAGTGTCACCTCAAATAAATTTGGGCGGGCACCATCTCCCTGCATTTGAGAGCGGAATTCGTTAATATTGAATGCCATTTAGTATTCTCCTATTCTCTCTTATTTATTACGCTTGGCTACCAACAATTTCGTAGAAGTTCACACCAGTGCGAACCGCAACAAAGTTAAGTTGGATGTAGTTGATGGAACGAGCAGGCTTAATGTAGATATCACCAACGAATTGATTTTGATCAATTACTTCACCTGTGTTGTTGGTAGAATCACACACAACACGGAAGTCGTAAATACCACGGCGACCTTGAACGTTACGTAGGTATGGCTCAACCAAGTTTACAAACGCAGCGCGAGTAAATTCATCATTGAATTCAAATAGAGATGAACGTGCAGCTTTTGCAATAGATTTTTCTAGAACGATGAACAAGCGGCGAACGTTAATACGATCAAAAGCACTTGGACGATTCAGTAGAGTCTTATCGCCATACAGAATAGTTCCTTCACCTGGGAAAGTAACAACAGAGTTTACACCCTTCTTGTAGATTGCATCACGCTCGGCTTGTGTTGGATTCCATGCTAGACGAACTACGTTTTTGATCACACCGCGATTTAGACCGGCTGGTGAGAACCATGGATCTCTCTCGTTGTCTGTACGAACACATAGACCGGCGATATCACCGTTCAATGGTACCCAACGGTATACATCGTTGTACTTGTCATATTGATATTTCCATCCAGAATCCATAACAGCGAAACTAGATTTTGTGTATGAATCTGCTGTTGCTGCAATATCAGTAGCTTCGCTTCCCGAGTTGTCAACCACATCAGCAAACTCTGGTGATACAAAGACTAAACAGTCTTTACGTGTTTCAGCGATAGAAATTAGATGGTTTGGAATTGTTGTTCCTGTTGTTTCACCTGCCATGATCAGTGAAATGTCAACTGAATCTGCATTTGCAAACAAATCATATGATGAATTGATGTTTCCTGCAGTTGCAACATGATCTACACCACCAGATAGTGTTGCAGTAAGTGCAGTAGCCATTGAAGTATATGCAACTGCTCCGGTTGCCGCTGTACCCCAATTAGCTGCTAGGTGACCGCCCCACCACAAGTACTTCGAACGTGTGTTGATTGCTTCTTTATAGTAGTTGCTTGAACCGTCTGAGTTTTTAGCATCTGATGCTTTGGAAACAAATGGATATTTCTCCAAAATTGTTCCTGCGACACCACTAATTGCTCCATTACTGTCTAGAACAATAACGTGCAACTCATCATTGCTTGAGTTTCTGTCTGATGCCCACTCAGATGTTGCTGGTGCAGAATCAAATTCACCTGCATATGTCCAACTTGTGAATGTGTTTGAGTCTGCAACCGATACTCTGATTGAGTTGCCTAAAGCACCTGCATATTTTGCATTGAATGCGGATGATGTATTTGAGCTATGAGATTGCTCATAATCAATTCTGTTTTCTATCAAAACTGTTGTTGCGTTAGCGTTTGCTGTAGCATTTTTTGCATTAGCGCCAACAGAACGAACAACTCTCAAGTCACTTCCATATGCCAAGAAGTTTGCTGCTGTGTAAAATGTTGCGTAAGTATTTGCATCAGGTTTGCCGAATCTATCAACCAATTGTATTTCATTGTTGACGATAGTGATTTCGTTAGCTGGTCCCCAAGCAAAATTGCCTGCGACTGCGCCAATGGTAGTGGCAACTGATGGAACAACTGTTGTTAAATCTACTTCTGAGATATTAACACCAGGTGATAATTGAAAAGCCATATTTTGTTCTCCTTATTATTTTTATAGAACTGAATCGTATTATTCTATTTATCATTTTATAAACTTGAGGCCATGTAGCCTCGCTGACCTAGGTTTGTCCACAGATCGGTGCCATCAAACTCTTTTTGTTCTTGTAGACCATCATCAAGCTCACCCACAGGCAACATCTCATCATCCATCTGTAGGCTTCTTTCGTCCAACAATCTCTGTCTAACGTCAGAATCTGTGATTTCCTTGAAGTATGACTGTGCTGTCAGCCAAGAAAACAACACCAGAGTCATCACAATGTCGTCATTATTACCTTCTTCAGCTTCATAAGACTCCTTTACTCTGACAAATGTGTTCAGTTCTGCGATAGCATCAAAGTCATTTGTTATGAGTTTGTCTGTTTCAATCAGAGTTTTCAAGTTAGCACAACCAATTTTTTTGACTGTTTTGGATGTTTTTACACCATATGCAGCACCTTTTTTGAAGCCTGATGATATATGCTGGCCCTTTATCTCATGATGCTCGATCCTGAATATGTTCTCATACTCAAGATCGTAGTGTAGGATGTCCACAACTTGTTGACCAACGCTGTTCGTTTCAACCAGAACCCAAGCTCTGTTATATCTATTAGCTAAGTTATAAACATATGTTGGAAATAACATAGGAGACAGTTTGTTGTCTCTGAATTTAGCCACATGTTTGTACGGTAACTCAGTAACATCAATAACTGAGCATACTGAATAGTCTAGACCAACGCCTTCGGCACAATCAACCACAGCAATGTATGTGTGACCCGCTTTGGGTGCCTCGAAAATTTGTAGATACTCTTCTGTGGATATTGGATAGTTGAATGTCAGTGTCTTTAATTTTGATCCTGGAATCAACGTTGCAGATGACCCTAAGAATTCACATTCAAATTCCTGCCTGAACTGCTCTTCACTTGTGTTTCGTATCGTTTCATCTCGCCACTTAGCATCTCTACCTGGCACCATAGACCAGTGAACTTCAAACGGAACATACAGAGAACGCTTTTCAACCGCATCTGTCCACATCTTGTAGAACATGTTCAGTCCATGTGGCGTTGAAACGATGATAACTTTGGTAGTTTTACCAGAAGAGATAACTGGATAGGTCGAGGTAAAGAACTCAACAGCCATATTCTGTGGAACGAAAGCGAATTCGTCCAAGAATACTAAGTTGTATGATCCACCACGAACACCAGCCGCACTTGTTGCATATGCTGATATTTCTGATCCGTTTTCAAGAACAATGTTTCCTTTGTTCCATTCAACAATGCCTTGTTGCATCCAAAGTGGAAGATATTCAAACGCATATTTGATTCTACCGAGAATGTCTCTTGCTAGATCACCCTTGTTGGCTAGAATGGCGATCTTATAGTCATCCGTAAACAGTACACACCACAACATGTAGCCTGCGGCTGTGGTTGTCTTACCGACCTGTCGTGGCATTTTTGCGATGGAGAATCTATTCGCATGAAAGCCTTTGACCATTTCCTCCTGGAAAGGCCACATGTTAAATGGCATTAAGCCATGATCAACGTTAACAATCTTGACGTACTTCTTAATGAAGTATACAGGATCCTTAATGCATTTGGTAATCTCAATTAGCTGATCGTGGGTGTATTCAATTTCAACACCGGCACGTTTCAGACTTGAGTTACCGTTATATCCACCAGCATATGCCATTAGTTAATCTGCTTTATTTGTTTGATCAAGTCTGAAGTTGAACCAACAAACACAGCTTTATCCACTGTAATTTGTGGCTGGTCTTTTTGTGGCGTCAGATCACGCTTCTTCTTTTGCAACTCAATCAAGTCTTTGTTGATATCGGCCATACTCTTTAATAAGTTTGCTGCGACCTCATATGCTCTTGGGTGATCAGTTGCTGATGCAACTTGTAGTATGTTATCTACTGCAACTTTGCCCTTCTCAGCGAGTTCACGAATATTTTTTCTAGCAAACTCAAAATCAGAATCAATATCACTCTGAACAATAATGGGTGCAGGAAGGCTTTGTGTTCCTATAGGATTAATATCAAAGATATCTGCTAATGATTTATCTGTTTTCATAATGTGTTTGGAAATTCAGTTATTGTTGTTGTGAAACCATAATCATCGTCTGCATTGGCTGTTGGTGGATTTGGTTTTACCACAATTGAAACTGTCTTGATAGGATTCAAATCTACAGTGTCGATTGTGTACGTTGCATTTGAGTAGTCTCCAACAACGGTATCATTTTCTTGCAGGGGTGTAGACATGTCAGATACAACCAATGTGCCTAAACTATTGTTTGCAAAGTATGCGACTGATCCTGTTTTACCTGATCCGACTGTGCGAATTGTTTCACCTGTTGTGTAGACACCATTACCTGATGCCATGTCAACATAAACTCTCTGTGGATCACTCGATAATCTGCTGTCAACAAAGATGTTTGTATTTGCTTGTCGAATTAGCCCACCAATAATTGATGTTGCTGGAAATATATAGCCCTTAACTGTGAACGTTAAGTTCCAAATGATCAAACGAGTTGTGGACATGTCTCCTTCATAGTCTATCTGTGGTGTCACAGAATTCAACATGATAGGAATATCATATTTTCTACCTAGGGTTGGTATTAAGTCTACTGTAATCGTGAAGTCTGGAGTAAATAGTGGTAAAATCTGCTCAAGAATTTGTGTGCCATCCTCTTGATTTCTGACATAGATGTTCAGATCAAATTCGAAATTGTATGGCACTGGTGCATGTTGTGCAGAGTATTTACCTGTGGCAGAATCAACAGCAAAGTTTCTATTCAGTGTGTTAACTTTTCTGCTGGAATCATAGGTCAATCCTACCAAATCAAAAGATATCCTAGGCACATATGTATTGATCGACTTTGTTAGATTTGGATCGCTTGTCAGTCGTGTTAGATATTTCTCTTTAGCTCCGAATGACAGTGGTACTCTCATTCGCTCAAACTCCTGGTCACCCGATGTACTGTATCTAACGAGTATGAGGTCATTGAAAAGTGTGCCGAATGCGACAACCATCTTTCTTATTGTTCTATTGTAGAAGTGATCGTTCTTTAGCATCAAAATTCACCAAATGGGTTACGTTCTGTGAAGTCAATAATACCGTCTGCTTCAGACTGTATCCTCAAGTTATCGCTTACATCCTCGAAAACATTATTTCCGACTTGAGTATCTGTGTTTGTCGCAATAGCACTTCTATTTGCGTTACTGGTTTCACCACGTACTGTTCCTGAACCAAATGTTCCCTGCACACGAATGACAGTAATTGTTGAGTGTGGTGTGTAAGAGTAAACGACAGCTTGCGCATTAGCAGTTGCAACTGAACTGCCTTGGTATATGACTTCGCCAGGAACAAAAGAACCTGAACCAGCTGGATAAACAGTGGTGTTGGCCAACGCAATATCTGTTCTCTTATATTCTGCAAATGCTTGGGTGTCAATCTCTTCTACGCCTGTAGATATGATTTCTTCACTGAACACAAATTGTTTCATCTTCAGTGCATACACGTATACGTTTCCGCCACGCCCTCTACCTAGTGTATAGAACATAGCTTGATCGTTTTCGTTCTCAACGAACGTAATTTCAAAGAAGTTCTGCACCAGAGGAATATAGATCAGGTCGCCTTCTCGCGCTCTAGGTAAGTTTGCAGTCATTGCAAATCTACGTCTTGAAACTAATAGAGTTACCTCATCACGAATCTCAAGTCCAAATTTAGAAATGAAGTCGCCTTCGCCATCCATACCGGTGACGTTTTCCATGTACATTTCAATAGCATGTGCGGTGCGATATTGTTTCAGGGTGTCTTCACCATAAAGCATATCAACTTCATCACGGCTTGTGCGAGGAAGATAGTATACATCCATGCCATTGATTTGCATGGCCTCAATCACCAAATCTTCTACAAGTAATTGCTCACTTGTTATTTGGTGCTGAGGAAAATTGTTGAAATAGAAATTCGTGGACATCTATTTTAGCCCATCATTATCTCGCCAGGAAGTACGTTTGTGCTTATCAAACCATCTTCTAATTCTTTCATCTCTTCAGCCGCCTCTTGCATTATTCTGACACCATCAAGTGTAACACCACCGGGCATTTGAATACCTGCGAATTTACTGAGATTGCTTCCCCACTGATATTTGATCTTTGCTGTTGCGTATTGCTTCAGGAATCTATCGTTCCATACGTCTGAGAAACCTGGGCGTGTCAGTGTGGCACCTGTTGTTGTAGATGCAAACTGCGGAGTCACGTTTAGTGATGCTGGTCCTGCAATCGAGACAATTTTCTTGAATTCACCATTGATGATAATTTCATCATCGACAGACAACTCACTATTGAAAGATGTGCCTGTTCCAATTACGGTGTTGGATGTGGCAGTAACGGATACTGTGCCTGTGGATATTCTGGAATCTGGTTCTATTCTGCGATAGCACTCAACGATGACCCAGCTTCCAACAGAAACATCTCTTGTCCAATCAATATCAAGATACAATCTATTCATCTTCCTATTGAATCTGACTTGTGGTGTTCCTGAGAACAACAGATTCAATGTTCGGATGTGTTGCATCGTTATTTCATATGAAACATACGATACCGATGTGAAGTCATAAAGGTCATGCAATCTCAGTTGGTATCTCAAGTCAAACATGTTGACTGAGGAGTTTGACTGGTCAAATGGTAAAATGCCAGTAACAAAATTGACTGCATCAGGACAGAATATGTATCTCCTGTCCATATCTTCCTGAGTGATTTGATATTTCAAATACATCTGTTCCATACCATCATAATGATAGTCATGGTAGAATGCCAATGCATCATCAACACGATCATCCAGCTGATCTTCATCTACGTTTATTTGAATGACCGGATGTCCAAGTCTGCGTAAGCAGTATTCTTTGAATTCTGATCTTGTTCTAGGAGTTGCCATGTGTTTTATCCAATCGTTATTACCTATTTATAAAGGTAAAACGCCCCATTAAAGGGGCGTGATATTGTCAATTGAAGTTAAATTATACGCAACTGCCAGCGACAAGCGTTTGGCCAGCAGGACATGAATAAGACGTATTGTTTGAGTTTGTGGTTGTCACATTAGGCTGAATGTTTTCCATGGCATCGGCAATAGCTTTGATAGAATCACTCGCATCTTTTGAAATACTAGCTGAAGCTGCACTTCCTTGACCACTGACTGTTGTGGTTGCGGTTAAACCAGCTTTAGCAACATCAACTGTGGCTGCCAGCCCAGCACCTGCTGTTGTAGTAACTGCTGTTAGACCAGCACCTGCAATGTTTGCAAACGTGTTGTTTGTGTTAGTGGTTGTAGCCACTTGGTTATCACTCTGTTTGATACCCAATGCAGTTGCGTTATTGCTTTGTGTGATAGCAACTTGACGGTTCGCATTGATTGAATAGAACTGTGTCAAGTTAGGCAACAGCAATGAAGTCCATTGCAGTGCAATATCACCAGCAGATTTTGGTGGCAAGATTTGTTGTTGTTGATTGCGGGTGTTGTTTGAGGCAGCAAAGTTGATGCTCATAACAGCCGCTACCTTAGCTGTAGCATCACCTGTTCTTGCAATCTCAGCAAGAGCCGCATATTTTGCACTTTCTGCGGTTGCATTTGCTGATGCAATGGCTCTTTGGGCGTCTGCGTACATCTTATAATCTTGGCTAGCACATCCAGTAAGAAGTGCTACAGACAATAAAGCCGCTATGGATAAAAATCGTTTCATTTTAAGCTCCTGGTAAGGGTATATGTACTTATATATCAAAAATCAACCGCTAGGATATCACTTGATTCCCATAGACTTTCTGATCTTTGTAGCACTTATTGCATGTGTCGCGTCATCAAATACTTCCTGCTCAATCTTATATCCAACATCTCGCCCATAGGTAATGTTCACGATGTTAGGAACAACCTGAATTTCATATTGTCCTTGATATAGAGTGTCAAGATCGCGTTTAATATAGCTTTTGACTTGTTCAATGGCAAATGGATTTGATCCTTGCCAGCCTTGACAGTCTCGGATTTGTATGACAACCTGGCCAGTCTTGCTGATAGCTCTCTCAAACAAAGCTCTGTGACCTTGGTGCCATGGCTGCCATCTTCCTAGCATCTGAACAGTCTCTTTTTGCCAATCAAATGTGGGTCTGCGTCTATTATCCAGAATATGAGCCGCAATAAACTCACCCCATTTTTCACCATGCTGTTCGGTAATCCTGAAGTCGTAAACTTCTGGTGGAGTGAAAATCTTATTGGTGTCTTCAAAGCGACCTTTATCAATGGTATCTACCCATACTGTCCAGTCTGCTTTGAAGTTATTTCGCATTTCCTGAAGAGGAGCAACGAAATCACAAATTACAAAATCCATGTCACCATATTGAGTCTCAGCAAGTTCTGCCATTCGTTTACTTTGGCGAATACGACCCTCATGACTAAAGTCCCAATCGTTGAACTTTTTTCGTACATCATCCGCATTCAACCAGCCAACACGTTTTCTATCAGCTTGTAAATGATCCAAAATGTGTTGAGCTAGATAAGTCTTCCCGGCACCTGGTAGACCCATAATAAGAATTTTCTGCATAATATACTCCGTTAGATTACTCTGCGGCTTGTTCTGTTTGTTCTGCTGGCTGTTCTGGCACTTGTGGTTGAACTTGTTCATGGATCAAGCTGACCAATTGCGCTGCACCTGTTTTAACTGGTAGTTCACCCAATGCATAGATGATACCGTTGACTTGTTCTAATGATAGTTTCAATGTAATTTCCATTTTATTCTCCTTGTGTTATCCAAATGTTTTCGGCTAGTTTTGCTTCGCCTGTTGTAATAGCTGCTAGTAGATCCGTGATATCTTCTCCTGAATCAACAATTGCTTGATCAGAAACAACAATTTTCAGATGCGCAACGTTGCGTTCAATATTGCCTTTTCTTTCATTGTTTGCCTGTGATCCAGCAGCCAATTTTGCAATCTCATCACCAATAACCCACACACTGTCCCGTGCAGCTTTGATGGTTCCCTTGATATCGTCTAATGTTCTTACTCGTTCTTCCATGATAGAATCTCCTTAAATAAATCTTGTGTCTTCTTGGTCTATTACTTCGCCAAAGAAGCTAGTCTTCTTTTCTGGCTTATCATCAACCGTTTCGTTTGTTAATGGCACATCATCAAGTTCTCGCCAAAACTCCGCACCAACAACTGCATCCAAAATAACTTTTGGTAATACATCTTCGGGCATTTGAGCAGTTGACTTCAATTCTTTGCGGACCTCGTGCATGTCAGTGAATCCATAAATTTTAGCATCATCTTCTTGATGCTGGTTTATCAGGTTCTTAAAATCATGATTGTATTCTGATTCTCCTAGAAACTTATATATCTGTCTCATAGTTTCTTTTGGATTACTTACAAGATCCTTGTACTCAACAAAGTGAATACTTGTTCTATATCCCTCAGAAAGAGCTTTCTTTAGTCCATCAAACGATTGACCAAGAATGCCTGGACCAGCAATAGCACGGCAACGATTTTCATCAGTCAATGGAATGCCTTGCTGCACAAGCGATTGATCGATGAAGTTTAACCTGTCGTTGACGATGTGTGGGTTGCGTTTAATCATTGAGATGAATGATGCTAGAATCTCAGCTACATCACGCACCGGATAGATGATCTTTGGATGTTCAATACCAAAGTATCCTTGAATATAATCCATTCTGTTTACCCAACTGCGATTCTTTTCAAATACCACTGGCTTGTCTGTATCGGCATAATATTGATCAATGACCGATGTAACTAGATTCTTACCAAAATCCA